TTCCAACTACTCTTTCATCCCATATATCAGTCTCTTTACCATACTGGAAGGTGTTAAAGAATACTGTTTGATATGGAGATATTTTAAGTCTACTATTGTTGGTATAAGTATCTTGTGATGGTTTATATAAATGTGACATTAGACTACCCTCCAACCGTTTCTATAAACAAAAGTAAGTGAACCATAATCAAAAGCCAAAATTGCGTAATCCTCTTCGTCTATTAAATCTGTTCCTGATGGATAAATGTATATATGCCTATTGACACCTCTTGATGCTTCTCCACGTTCGTCTTTTATTATGTATGTTTTTCCATTTTTTTTCGGTGTTGGTAGAGTAATTGTAACTGCTCCAGCATAATTAATGCCAATATAATAATCTTGTGGTTTAATTGTGTATGTTGATGTTGTCACATAAGTAAGAGGCATATCCATATATGCCAGATTGGTTTCTCCTCCTCCACCTAATGTGGAAAGTTGTTGTTGAATACGAGAAAGAAAAGTGCTGTAATGTTTTTGTAAATCTTCAAGTGTTGCGAACTTTTGGTCTAATGGAGTAATTGGGTCTTGTTGTTGCTTAACATCACTTGGTTCGGCAAGAAGTCCTAATGATTTTTCAATCAGTTCTTCTTTGGGTTCTTCCTTATGATCCTTTAATACCTCAAGGACTTCATCCAAAGATTTTTGAATTACATCTTCAATAACTTGTTCTTGTTCTTTGGTTGTCTCTGAATACAACCATTTCTCAAATGCCTTGACTGTTTTTTGTTCTTGTACCTTTTTCTTTTTAGTTTCTTTTTTTAGATTAGCAACTTTCTCAAAAACAGAATCTAAAGTAATTTCTCCTATAATAGATTCTTGTTCTTTTTGCTCTTCTACTTTTTTTTCCTTTTCTTTTTTCTTAAGTGCAGCAAATTCTCCAAAAAGAGAATCTAATCCTAAGTCTCCAACTACCGAATCAAATTCTTCTTTTTTCTTTTTCTTGTCTTCTGATAATAATTTAAAAAAATCATTCAAGTCTTGAGACATACTAACAATTCCACTTTCTTAATGATTTATTGATTCTTGAATCTGGATCATTTGCAGTTTTTGCTGATGTCAGTTTCTTTTTCATTCCACTCATACGGGAACAAAATGACTTTCTGCGATTTGCTGATTTTGATCCTTTTTTTAATTTGGAAGGTTCTGTCGTAACCGCAAGTGAGAGGTTTGATCCAGGATTCTCTTTGCGGTAAGAAGCAATTCCTTTTTTATTTAGACCGCCCTCAGAATTCTTTCCCTCTTTTCTCTGCCAAGCAGGTGATGCTTCCGACATAAATTCGTCAAATGATTTTAATTTATAAGAATCTGCAAGTTTAACACCAGCGGTACTTGGAAGACTTACCGAAGCAGCTTTTTTCTTTTGTAACTCAACTGCTTTTGGTCCAAGTTGTGCAGCAGCAGATGGAGTTAACGCACCAGCACCTCTAGAAGGTTTTCCAACATCAAAACTAATCCCCTCTTTTACAAGACGGTCTGCTTTGATAATATCAATAATCTGAAGAAAGGTATTGCCATTTGCATCTTCAATTGTCACATCCTCATTAACCTTACTTTCTCCACTATCAATATAATCTGCTGCGGTATCAATATAGTCTGCTGCCTTTGTGATCTTTGACTGGACCCAGGCTTCAATATTACCCTCACCTTTCATTTTTTTCTTCAGTCTTCTAGCAGCATTCATAATGGTGCTAAGTTCGGATCGAGCCATTGAATACTCGTAGTCCTTCTCCTCATTTGCTGGATGTGGCATTGTGGTATTATAATCTTTCTTTGAACTAATTAACTCTGCAGGTAAAGAAAACATATCCCAATATCTTGGACCGTATTTACATTCGTTTCTTGTCTCAAGTTTTTCACATTTTGGGCAATATCTATCTGCTCTTTCACGAACTGGGGTATGCCAATCATAATCAAATGCATCGGCATTTTCGGATACAGGAACGCAATTTGGAACCATTTTCTTACCTTTCTTTTTCATACCTTCTTGCTTATAACCATTCCAACATTCTTCAGATTTAGTTCCCCAATTTGCCGCACCAACCTTACGACATTTTGTAAGTGCCCCAGAAGCATATGCACTTGGCCAAACATCGTAACGAGATTTTACTTTAGTATAACAAGCATCCTTTTTACCACTACCTTTTCCCGGTTTATCTTTTACTTCTTGGAGATTCATTTCTTCTTTCATTTTTTCCTTTGAATCTGTTGAAACATAGGTTGGTTTTGCAGCACCAGATTTTTCTTGTTGCCCAGGATCCGCTTCTTTTTTCCTTCTTGTTGCAGATAATCTTTGCAATTTAGTCATACTTTCTCTTTTTGCTGAAGATACACATTTTGGAGTTCCTTCTCCAGGTTCATCACTAGCACAAGTTCCACCTGTAACAGCATTTACCCAACCAGGTTTGCCTTCTTTAGATCTAGATTTTCCAAACCAGTCACGAAGACCTTCCTCATTAATTCTCACATCCTTAAACTTTTTATGATGCTTTTTAGCATCTGCTTCCATTTTCTTTAAACGAGTATAATAGTCTGGGATTTCATCTAAATGCTGCAATGCAATCTCAACAGCAAGTTTTTGATTGTTTGTGTGCTCGTGTTCAATAGGAGCACCCATATCAAGTTGCTTCTGAATATCTGAGACATCCATACGATGTTTTTTCGCAATCTGCTCTACAGTTTTATATGATTTCAGTTGCTCGTTCATTACTTGTAAAGACTAATCTTTACTATTTAGAAAACCTTGTTTGAGTATTTTTGAAAGTTCTGATGTTGAACCAACAAACAAAGCATTATTAGTCACACTGCTAGGTGATTTGACAGTATCTTCTTGAACATCCTTCAGTTTCTTCTGCAAATCGATTAATTTATCAGTTGTATCTGCAACACTCTTAATTAATTGTCCAGCAACCTCATATGCCCTAGGACTTCCACCTTCGCCAGCAAGTTCCATAATTCCATTAATTGCTTCTTGACCTTTCTCAATTAATGAATATAGATTTGCTCTTGTATATTCATAGTCCTTCCTAATATCATCAGGTTTTGATGGTACAATATCAACTTTCTCTATAGATTTCTCCACCTCAACTATGCTACTCTCAATGTTGAGTGCCTTACCAATGTCTTCATAATTATTATTCATAATTTATTAAATATCAGTCTGTTGTGTTGGGCTATAAGTCTTGGAGTCATTTAAAAACTCCCAATTCTCATTGAATCCAAAGTCATCGTCTGGTGCAGCATCAATAGGGTCTGGAGTTACGGTATATCTCATTTCACGCTTGGCAGTTGTAGTATCTGTATCTGCATACATATCAACTTGAACCTTGCGGATGAGACCGTCTGTACTATCAGCGATAGGACCAAACAGATATGTCTTTGCCGTAAATTGTAAAGTATATATTAAGGATCTTCTTGTAGAAAAATCCCCTTCATAATCATCTTGAAAGGATACTGAATCTAAAACAATGGGGATATCTCTTTTTTCCCCAATAGAATCAATTAAATCTACAGTTAGATTGAATGATGGTTGAAAGTATGGAAGAATTTGCTCAACGATCTGTAAGGCATCATCATTTAATTTTGTTAAAATGTTAAGTTCAAAACCAATATTATATGGAACCGGCATAAAAACCTTTTTTAGGTTTGTTCCGTCTGATGCCTTAAAGGTTTGAGTGACCCCTGCCTTTCTTGTCGCATCATATTGAATAGAAGTCATTTCAAACGACATTCTAGGCAAAGTCATTGCAACTGCCTTATTTAATTCTGGTTGCTGCTCAATTCTTGCTAAAAACTTTTGTACTGGACCATATGCTAATGGAACTCTCATATCACTAATTCCATTACCATTGGAATCTTTATGGCGAATATGGATATCATTGAATACCGTTCCAAAACTGACTAACGTTCTTCTAATGATTTCGTGATAAAAATAATTTCCTAGCATTAGTAATTACCGAATGGGTTTGATTCCGAAAAATCCAAGAAGGTATCTGCTTCTTCTTCTATTTCGTCATTTTGTGCATATGCATCATATATATCCATATTATCATAACTTTTAACAGAATATCTTGCAGAAGACGCTGCTCCAACAATAATTTCTCCAGGAACAAATCCTCTTGTTGTACTTCCAATACCAACAAACGAAACTTTAAGAATATTAGTATCAACATCCCAAGACTTAACTCTTGCCTGTGTGCGAGATTGTAATCCTTCAACAATTTCATTAAAGTGATATGTACCAATTCCTGTTAAAATTGATGGATTAGCAATAGTTATTGTGGGGTTAGTCGTATATCCACTACCTGGATTAGATACATAAATTGCACTAACTTCAGTACTAGAGTTAATAATTGCAGTTCCTATGGCGGTTTGACCCAATCCAACATTTCCAGTGATAGTTATAACTGGGGCACTGCTATATCCAGTTCCACCATCAATTATAGTATATTTAATTATTCCATTATTTGAAGTTTCTATAGAACAAGTAGCAGCCGCACCGGTTCCTCCACCACCAGAGAAAGAAATTATTGGCGTAACCGTATATCCAATACCAGCATTTGTTAGAACAATACTTTCTACTGATAGCGATCCACCTCTATTTGTTGTGATAGCTACTGCAGTAGCGTTGTTATTAACATTTCCTGTTGGAGAGGTTGATATTGCAACTATTGGCGCAGAAGTATAATTATATCCATCATTGTTTAAAAATATTTGACGAATATAACCAGAATTAATAGATGCAATAGCAGAGGCAGTTCTTCCCACACCAATCAAATTGAGTGTTGTAATAAATCCTTCAGTTTCAATTTGAGTATCAATCTCATCAATTGAAGTATCAATAACTTCATCCTCATATTCAAATAACTCACATTTCAACTCATAAACATAATTTTTTCCTAATTGGTAGAATGGTTGTTCGTGCTCAACAAATTTAACTTCAAATAATCTTTGCCCCAGAGGAAAATAAATTAAGTCGCCTTCTCTGGGTCTAGTTGATAATACAATCGCACTGTCTCCAGTCCCATCATCTTCTGCTGCTAAAAACGGTGAAATAAAGTCTTCAAATCTTTCCTTTGATATTGTAAGAGTTACTTCATCTTTTAGACTCATTCCAAATTTTGTTAATATATCACCAGCTCCAGAATACCCATCATAAGTATTTACATATGCTTCAATTGAATAATTATCATCAAATTTTGATGATTGAACTTCTTCTATTATTGTTTGTTTTCTAACAAATTTTCTGGGAATATAAGTTATTTCAACACCATAAATTTTTAATTGTTCGTTGATTAAATCTTGAACAAGTCTTTGTTCGGAGGAAGCTCCTTGAAGAAAAAAGGGATTAAGTGCCATTATCCAATAAAATCGTAAGGTGGTAATTCATATTCAAGTGACATTCTTTGCTTAATATCTTCTAATTCTTTTTCGGCATCTTCATATATCTCTCTACCATTTAACTCAATTCCCCCTGGAAGTTTAACTCCTCTAAATTTAATTAAATTCTGACCCCATTGCCTTTTAATTAAAGAAGTCAAATATTTTTTAATAAAACTATCGTTATATACATTGGTGAATGTATTTGGATCTAATATCCTATAACAATCAATAACAATATATTGATCTGCTTTTTGTGATGCCCAATCAAGATCCAAATAAAGTCTATCCTGCCTCTTATTAAATCTAAGTTGTTTATCCGTAGTTAATAAGAAATCAATATCTTCTAGATATGATTTGACCATAGCATATTGTAAAAGTTCAACTGAATTAAAATAATATAGATCGTTTAAAAATAACTGATATTTAATACTAAACATTCCACCAGAAATAGAACTGGTATCAAATTTAAAAATCTTTTCAATACCTATAACTGAATCTGGTACTTGAATATAATTTGATGTCTCATAAAAATTAAAGACATTTCCAGTAGTTGATGTTGCAGTAGTTGTAACTATTCCAACACCATTAGTATTCCTTCCTCTGCCTCTGTCAAGATCTTCTTGCGTAATTTTATACTTCAGATACATTCTTTCAACACCATCAAAATGACGCTCCTGGAAGTACTGTAGAGCGTCATCAACTAAATCATCTATCTGGTCATCATCTACGTTTATCTCCAATACAGGGGCACCCAACCGCCTTAGGCAGTAATCTATGAGTTGTTGCCTACTTGCTGGTTTTGCCATTGTACTTATTATTCAGAACTTTTTTTGGTTTTTACTAGAGCATCATATTTTTCTTG